GATGTAGAATAGCCTGTTGCCCGGCTCGACCCGTATGGCCTTGTCGAACAGGTTCACGGCGTCCACAAACTTCTCCCACCCGGCGAACTTCATGCGCTCGGCGGTGTCCTTGTGGCTGCGTATCTCGTTCACGCTGGTCTGGTCAAGGTCTCCGCTGCCCTTGTAGAGCAGCGAGTTCACCAGCTCGCGTAGGAATGCCAGCCGCACGCTACCCTTATCCTCGCCATCAAACTCTGCAAAAAACTCCTCAAACTTCGATTTGATGATACCTACCATGGTTTTATCGAATAAGAGCCTGCGGCTGGTGCGTATATCCACCAAAATGCTCTTATCAAATGCGGAAAAGGTCATGCTGTCGGGGGTAGGGATGCGACGATCGTAGATCTTTGCATCCTTCAATTTTGCCTCAAATACCTCGTTTTGGGCGTTATCAACCGCAGCGTTGAGCTGCTCCAGGGCTTTCTCTGCCCTTAGCGCCAGCATAGCCACTCGCTGTGCGTGCTTTTCCTCGGTGCGTAGCACCGGATTGATGATGGCGGCCTCTATATTGCGACCGCCGGCATCTGTCCAAATTTTTCCTGCCTGTTTTGCCATTTTACTCGTTTTTTGAAAGTTCGTTAAGTTCCTCTTTTAGCTCTTGTAGGGTGTAGCCCATGTTCACCGTGTCCTTCTTCACCGCATCCCATGTGGTGCGCTTCCTGTTCACCTCGTCATTCAGCCACTCGTTTCGCTTTTCAATCAGATTGCTTAGCGATCTGATCTCGCCTTCCACAATCTCGATGGTGCGTTCGCCTTTGGTAATCGTTTTTGTTGTCATGACTTTTACTTTTTTAGGTAGTTAGGAACCGAGACGGGTAGCACCTCCGGAAGATCCTTACTGAAACTTTTCTTCAGTATTCTGCCCAAGCTGTCCTCTACAGCCTGTTTTTTGAGCTGAAGGGCGTTGATTTTGCTGATTACCTCCAAGTAGCCATCAGCGTTATAATCGCTTTGGTTCTCGTAATGATCAATGCGCTCATTGAGGTGTTGCAGCTGCTTTTTCAGCTTCTTGATATCCTCTTTTGTGGCGTTCTCTCGGCTCATTGTGTTAGTTTTTTAGCGTTAGTTCGCGCTCCTCTTCCCGGATAACCATCTGCTTGTGCAGTATATTCTCCAGCTTCGGGATCAGGGCGTTCATCTCGTCAATGGTTAGGTTGTATAACCGCTTACCCGCTATGCGGGGCTGCTCTAAAAAGCGGTTCACGGCAGCCCAATTGGTAGTATCCACACCGTACTTCTGCAGACGGTGTAGAATCGCACTGCGCAGCCGCTTCACTTCCATCTGCTTGAACTGTTTAGGGTGGCATTTGTCCACTTCGCTCTGCATATCGGCAAGCATGCGCTTGTAATCGTCGGGTTTGCTTTGCGCAAACTCCTTAAGCGATGTGGTGAGCATATTGCTGTACTGCCACACCAGCTGCTCTTTCAGCTCCTCCTTATCGCCCACAGGCATCATGCTCAGTAGCGAAAAAAAACGGTCATAGCTTTGTCTCATGGCATATCCTCCTCTTCGGGCATGGGCTCTCCCCAGTACAGCTTGCTTCGCCGCTCGTCGATGCTTAGCACACCGCCCGGGCACCTGCCGTAGATGGTAGCCGACAGCCCTTTGATGTGAATAATGATCTTTGCCAGCTTGTGCGCCAGCTTACCCACGGCACCATAGGGAGCGTTTCGCTCCTCGTGTGCCAGGAATATGAAAAGCTTCTCCGGGAACTGGCTGACAAAGCTGTGCAGCGTATTCCCTTTTAGCTCATCCCGGTAGATGGTGAGGTTGTCAACCACCACCACCCGTGCGCTTCGTGGCTTGGAGAGCCGCTCGGCTAGGGCTTCAATAGGCTCATAGTCTATCGCATGAAGCCGCCTATTATTCGTGTCAATCCCCACCCTCAAACAGGTGTCGCGGAAAGCCTTGGCTATGCCCTCCTCGGCGCTCACGTACAGCACCCGGTCGTTCCTGCTGAGCTCGTCGGCCAGCTTCAGGGCAAACCACGTTTTGCCGTTCTTATCCTTGCCAAACATCAGCCACAGCCCGTTATGCTCCGGTTCACCCATGGCGCGGGCCCAGTCACCCTCCAGCGGCAGGGTTTTGTACCTCTTGTCGTAGATGTTCTTTATGGTGAGCGCCCTAGCCATTGCTGCGCTGGTTTAGGATGAGTAAGCTCTCGGCACGGCGAAGCCCGCCAATATCGCCGCCATGATCCATCACCAGGCATCGCTTCACAATGCTGTTCAGCTCGGCGGTGTCGCTCATGTTGGCCTTCAGCACATCGGTGATCAGCTTTTTGTAAAATGCCACCCTGGCCTCTTTGCCCACCGGTACCGGCTGGGTGAACCGCTCGCTCATGCGGCTGAACATCTCCCGGTAACCCACCTTTTGGTTACTTATGCCCCGCTCTATCTTGCGGCGAAGCCCATCGGCGCCCATCAGGTACCAGGCGCAGGCGTTCTCGGTGCCGTTCCATAGCTCCTTCAGATCCATGAATGCGCCGTAGTCCAGATCGCCCGCCTCGTCCACTATCACCACAGGCGTTTCGATGGTGCGCAGGTAGTACTTCACGTTGGCCTTGATGTTGTCGTACTTGTCGTTCGTATCAATCCCAATGGCCTTGGCCACCAGCTTAATGAACTGGCGGCGGGTTTTACCCTGGGAGGCATCCACGTAAAAGCAGTTCTTGAGGGTTCTGCTCAGGTACTTGGCGGTGTAGGTTTTACCAATTCCGCAATCGTCCACGCAGATCCGGCTCTTGCTGTACTGCCGGCAGAAGAGGATGTCCTCCTCAATAATGGTGAACACGTCGGTTTTGGCCGTGTTCCACTTGCGCTGGGTGGTGCTCACGCCCAATTCACGGCCCATATTCAGCCACTGGCTGTCGCGCACCAGCCCGGTGAGCTCACCCTTTTTAAGGCGCGAAAACACGGAGGCGCTCAGCCCCCACTGCTTGGCAAACATGGCATCGGACCCGCCAAAGTTTTTGCGCTGACCCATTAGGGCATCTACTACCTTGTTTTTAAAATCGTCTGTTAGGTTTATCATGATCATTGCATTAAAGGTTAGTACTAGAATCTGCTGTACAGATCCTGTTTAAAGTCTCTTTCTATATCTATTAAATGGGTATCCTCATCCGGTTCCGGAAGGATCTCCACCCCGTTGTGGTGATGGGGTGTATTCACCATCTTCCCGGCATCGGGAATATGGTTTTCACGCTCCACCGTTCCGCCCGAAATCCCTTGGGCATCCATACGGAATAGGCGGGTGGGCGCATCCTCTGGTAGCTTGTCGGTTTTAATGGTAATCACCTCCTGCAGCTGCTTCCGGCGCTCACGGGCGTAACCCTCCACCGTGGCCACGTACTTGGCGTACAGCTCGTGCAGCTCGTGGTCGCGCCGGGTGCGCTCGGCACGGGCACGCTGTGGTCGTGGTTTGGGTACTGCCTCGCAAATCAGCCTGTCATCGCCCCGCAGATAGATGTAGGCAGCAATCATCTCCCCATCGTTCCCATCCAGCCAGTACACGTCTATGGGATGCCCTTCCACCTGTTTCATCAGGTTGATCAGGTCGTCGCCCAGGGCTATCTGCCCATCTACACCCAGCAGGTACTCGCCATTATTCAGCCGTATATTGCCCACGTTCACTGATGTTTCGGTGTGGTAGCCCACATGGCGCATAAAGCGGCGGTAATCGGGTAGCTGTAGTTCCGGGTTCTGGTTCTTCAAAAAGTACTCCCAGCGGCTCACCCCCTTGTGGTGGGGGTGTGGCGAGTTGTTAAACTCCTCGATCTTGCCCAGCGAGAGCTCCACAATCTCATCATAGGCTAACTTCTGCTTATCGGCCTGCGGGCTGGGCTGGTTGGCCTCACTGCGGGCAAAGGGTCTGCCCTGCCAACCGGCTTCCCATTTCTCAAATTCATACCTTAGTACCCGGTTAACCTGGCTTTCAATGGCCTTTCCACGGGCATTATTGGCCTCAATGCGCACGTACTGGAACATATTACCCTCGCGCAAAAAGGTGTTTTTAAACGAAGCGTTCAATGCGCTCTCGCACTCCAGCTCGGCGGGTAGTGGTAGGTTCCACCCGTGGTAGTTGCGCACCAGCTGGCGGTAGAAGTCTATGATCATGCCCTCCTTGGTGCGCCCGCTCACCCAACAGGTAATCACCTGGCTGGCCACGTCCTCGCCCAGGTAGAACCATACGCGCTGATTGTCGCCATACTTAAAGGGGGGTTGCCTGTCGTCAATGGATAGCAGCGATCCCGCAAATTGGGGCTGCTCAAAGCTAAAGGCGGGCTTGTATTTGCCCATAAGCATCTGCCTGTCGGCGCTGCGCACGGCGTGCGTAGCGATGCGGTTTTCCCAGCTCTTCAGGTAATTATAGATGGTGCTGGGCGATAGCTTGCTAAACATAGCCGGATCGTACACCTCACCGGTTTTAGCGTTAACTGCATCTAAATAGCCGCTCAAAAAAGCGTCGTACTGCCTATGCACCTCCGCATAGGTGGGCTTGTATCCGGGCTCTCGGAATATGTTATTAAGGAGTTCAATGGTCTCATCGGTGGCCACCTGCGCGTTGCGGTTGCCCAGGTTTCGGTGCACAAGGCTGACGTAGCCATCTCGCCGGTACTCGTTGTACTTCTCGGCAAATCGGCGGGCGTTGGCGGGTAGGTTGTGCTGCACGCCGTAGCGCTTCTGCAGTATGGGGTTGAACAGCTCCGCATCCTTGGTCAGGCTGTTCCATATTCCCACCAGCGATCCGCTCATCTCGCGGATGGTTCGCTCACGCACGGTGCGCAGCTGTGAAACTGCGTTCAGCACGCTGGCGTTGGTAACGTACAGCTGCATCACCTCGTCCTTCAGGTTTAGCCCGTTGGCATACTTGTAGCCGCCATAGAACTGAACAGCCTCCTGGTCGGTGGTGTAGAACTCCTCCAGCACATGCTCAGCCACCCGAGGGTCCTTGAACCGCTCCCTTATTCTCCGGGGTAGCGTATCGAAATCAACCAGCAGCTGGCTACCGTTGCCGCCCCGTGCCACACGCTGAATACCGTACCCTCGCTGCTCCGCTCTATAGAGTGCCGATTTCAGAGCACTGTAGGTGCCGAAATAATCCGGCACCAGCTCATCAAGGGTAACCACCACCTTATTGTTGAAGAAATGGGGCATAGAGCATTTTTATCGGTTATCTGTACTGTGGGGGCATCCACGATTCAAAATCGCCCGTTATCTTCTCCCTTATTCTTCCGGGGAGTGAACTGAACACCACCAACATCTCCCTGCCATTCCCGCCATTCAACGCTCGCTTGGGGCCATACAGCTTGTCCTTACTCCTATATATGGCTTGATTTAACGCATCGTATGACTTATAGTACTCTGGTACCAGCTCATCAAGGGTAACCACTTCAATACCGTTATGTATATAGGGCATAGTTCTGTTTATTGATTTGCTCCCCTGCCGGTTCCGATGTGGCGGCGTACTGCTTGCGCAAGGGGAAAATGACTACATTTAGGTGTCGAATTTTAAACTGTAATCATTATGGAAAATGAGATTTTTAAAAAGTTAGATTGGCTCGTAAAGCATGTTCGCTACACTCAGGCTCTATGTGAAATTATCCTTGAGAATTTGCCCGAAAAGGATAAAAAAGAGCTAATAAGGAAGGTGCGCGAACGCGTTACTGAGATTTAACCACTTCCTTGTGCGACATTGATGCCCCAGAATCATCCGGGGCTTCTTTGAGTTCAAGCTTCAGCTCTTTGCCTAAATTTTGTAGGAGCAGCAAAAGCTTTTCTACAATCCTCATCTCCGGACTCGGGGTTACGCTACCGTGGGGTTGCTGTTGCTGATTACATGAAGAATCGGGAGCAGTTGTTACTTCAACTCGATCGATTAGCTTCTCTATGTGAATCTCCACGGTAGGTGCGCTCACGGCTTCCAGTACTTCGGGTTGGTGTACTGTACATGCTCGTTCAATAAGTTCGCTTAGATGCGCAGCCGCACTTCTAATTTCGTCGGCTAATTCTCTTCTCTTCTCTTCCATAATTGTTGTTTTTTTGTTAAACACGATTTAAAACCTATTGAATGCTACCTTCAAGCCTCTGGCTAGGCTTCGTAGAGACTCTCGCTCGGACTCGGTGAGCTGCCCAAGGTAGTCGTCGCCTGAATCAAAATTGCCATCATCATTCTTCTCATGAT